ACACCGCCAGCCTGTCTGAGGACTTCGGTCGCAGGGTCAGAAACTTAATCAATGATGAGAGCTATCATGAGCTATTCCCCCAAACCATTGTGGCAGACGACCAGAAGGCTGCTGGAAAGTGGAGCACGGCAGCCGGTGGTCAGTATTACGCTGCTGGTGTTGGCGGTGCTCTCGCTGGTCGCGGAGCTGACCTTTTTGTTATTGACGATCCGCATTCGGAGCAAGATGTAAAAGCAAACAGCCGACTGGCGTTCGACACCGCTTGGTCTTGGTTTCAGACTGGCCCGTTGCAGCGTCTGATGCCGGGCGGGGGGATCATCGTGGTCATGACACGCTGGGGGCCGCTGGACTTGACCGGCAGGCTCATCCAGTACCAAGTCAATAACCCGGACTCACCCCAGTGGGAGATCGTGGAGCTGCCCGCCATCCTGAACGAGAACACCGAGAACGAAAAGTCGCTGTGGCCAGAGCAGTGGCCGCTGGAGGCTCTACGCAGCGCGAAGTCCTCGATGGATCCACGGTATTGGAACGCGCAGTACATGCAGCAGCCCACCAGTGACACGGCGGCCATCATCAGCAGAAAGCACTGGCGCATCTGGGAGAGCGACACGCCGCCTGAGTGCGAGTACATCATCCAGAGCTGGGACACGGCGCACGAGACAAAGAGCACATCTGACTACAGCGCGTGCACAACGTGGGGCGTGTTCTACAACGAGGAAGAAAACAGCAAGGCGCAGGTCATACTGCTCGACGCCTTCAAGGACAGGATGGCGTTCCCTGAGTTAAAGCAGGTGGCCTTCAAGCAGTGGCGGGAGTGGGAGCCGGATGCGTTCATCGTGGAGAAGAAAGCTGCTGGTGGCCCGCTGATCCAAGAGCTGCGCAACATGGGCATCCCTGTGCAAGAATTTACACCCAGCCGTGGAAACGATAAGATGGTGCGTGTCAACGCCGTGGCCGACATGTTTGCATCTGGCTTGGTATGGGCACCGGACACACGCTGGGCACGCGAAGTCATTGAGGAAGTCGCAGCTTTCCCTGTGGGGGAGAACGATGACTACGTGGACACAACCACCCAAGCACTGCTGCGCGTCAGACAAGGCGGCTTCATCAGGATAGACACGGATGAACCAGACGAACCCCGATTTTTCAAACGCCGGGTAGCGGCGTACTACTGAGGACAGAACATGGATCAAAAAGCGTTTGCAGCCCTGCCTCAAGATTTGCAAAACTCGCTTATCCGTGACTACGGAAATGCTGGCTTGGCCGCTTTAAAACCGCTTCCAGCAACAGCAAGCGCCCCATACACAAAGGCAGGTGCTTCACAACTCAAAGGCCAGTACCTTGACCCAACAATGGGAGAGAACCTTCAAGGTGTTACATACCGAGACAAAAAAGGCAATTCTTTTATTGCGCTTAATCCGGCAGATACCGATCAGGCACGCACACATGCGCATGAAATGGAACACGTTCTTGCAAACCAAGGGCTGGGGCACGGCTCCCAAATAAACAAGCTGTGGAGTGAGACCGTGGACGACCCCTCTTATTCATCGCGGGGCAACATTGTTAAACGGCTTGTGGATCATGCGCCGTATTTACAAGAAAAATGGGGGCTTGATCCAAAAGATGTGGAGCAAGGGTACTTTTCAAAAAATGTGTTGAAGCGCCCCGATGCCCACAACTTTCTTTACGAACAACTGGCCACGCTGTCTGCACTCGAACAAAGCAAAAATAAAAGACTGACAGACGACCCGTATGTAAGAGAAAACATACTGAAAACAAAAGACGAGCGTGAAACATACAATGCTTTGACAGGTTTACGGCAGTCAAGACTTGACGCCAAAGATCTACCCCCATACACAAGGCAAGATGACAAGACAGACCCATCACTGTTGCAAAAAATAAAAAACCTGATTGGTTTTGCCAACGGTGGCGTTGTTCCAAATGCCGGTAACCAAAAGTTAATTTAAGGAATCGAAATGGCCACCAACATAGACAAAGCCCTGTTTCAACAACCCCAAGGTATTGGGGAGCTGGCGCAAGACGAAGCGCCGATTGAGATCGAGATTGTTGACCCAGAAGAAGTAAACATTGAGATTGGGGATGTAGAGCTAAGCATCAGGCCCGGTGAGGACGACGAGTTCAACGAGAACTTGGCCGATGTGTTGGATGAAGATGACATCATGTCGATGGCGTCTGAGTTGGCCGGAGACATTGAACAAGACAAGAACTCACGCAAGGACTGGGAGAAAGCCTACACAGAAGGCTTGAAACTGTTGGGCCTCCAGTACGAAGAGCGCACGGAACCTTGGAACGGCGCGTCTGGCGTGTTCCACCCCATGATTACAGAAGCCGTGGTGCGCTTCCAGTCAGAGACCATCACCGAGACATTCCCAGCGCAAGGGCCTGTGCGTACAAAAATTCTGGGCAAAGAGACTCAGGAAAAGCAAGAAGCAGCGGTTCGTGTGCAAGAGGACATGAACTACGAGCTGACAGAGGTGATGCGTGAGTTCAGACCCGAGCACGAGCGCATGCTGTGGAGTCTGCCAGCCACGGGTTCCGCGTTCAAGAAGGTCTACTACGACCCCAACATTGGCCGCCAAGTATCCATATTCATACCGGCAGAAGACATCATCCTGCCCTACGGCACGACCGACTTGGACACCTGTTACCGCTTGACGCACGTCATGCGCAAGACAAAGAATGAGATTGTCAAGCTCCAGCAAGCAGGCTTTTACCGCGACATTGAGCTGCCTGACCCGACCAGAGAACAAGACAACGTAAAGAAAGCCAAGGACAAAGAGACAGGGTTCTCTGACCTGAACGACGACAGATACACGCTGTATGAGTGCCACGTTGACTTGGTGCTCAAAGGCGACGAACACAAAGACGACGACGGTGAGCCAACAGGCATCACAAAACCATACGTTGTCACTTTAATAAAAGGCTCGAACGATGTTCTGGCCATCCGCAGAAACTGGGAACAGGACGATCCACTTGAAATCAAACGACAGCACTTTGTTCACTATCAATACATCCCGGGTTTTGGAGCTTACGGCTTCGGCCTATTCCATCTCATTGGAGGGTATGCCAAATCGGCCACGAGTCTCATGCGCCAGCTTATTGACGCAGGTACTCTCTCAAACCTGCCCGGGGGACTCAAATCCCGTGGCATGCGCATCAAAGGCGACGACACACCAATCGCACCCGGAGAATGGCGCGACGTAGATATTGGTTCGGGGGCGCTCAGAGACAGCATCCTACCCCTGCCATACAAAGAACCCAGCATGGTGTTGGCTGGGTTGATGGACAAGATCGTGGAGGAAGGCCGCAGGTTTGCTGCCACTGCCGACATGAAGGTGTCGGACATGAGCGCGCAAGCGCCCGTGGGCACCACACTGGCGTTGCTCGAGCGCCAGCTAAAAGTCATGAGTGCCGTGCAGGCGCGTCTGCACTACACATTCAAACAAGAGCTGCGTCTGCTGGCCGCGATCATCCGCGACTACACAGACCCAGACTATGACTACGACCCCATCGACGCACCGCGTAAAGCCAAGGCTGCTGACTACGACCACGTAGACATCATCCCTGTGAGCGACCCCAACGCAGCAACCATGAGCCAGCGGGTTGTGCAGTATCAAGCGGTCATTCAGATGGCGCAGATGGCTCCAGACATCTACGACTTGCCCCAGTTGCACAGACAGATGTTGAGCGTGTTGGGTATCAAAGATGCCGACAAGCTCGTGCCCTTGCCAGACGACCAGAAACCGAAAGACCCCGTGTCTGAGAACATGGCCGCGTTGCGCATGGAGCCACTCAAAGCGTTCTTCTACCAAGACCATCAGTCGCACATACAGGTGCACATGGCTGCAATGCAAGACCCAATCGTCATGGAGTTGGTTGGCCAGAACCCCAAGGCCCCACAGATTCAAGCTGCCATGATGGCGCACGTTGCTGAGCACGTTGGCTTTGCCTACCGTCAGAAGATTGAGCAACAACTGGGCATGCCCTTGCCACCGACAGATGAGAAGCTGCCACCAGAAATTGAGACACAGCTCTCAGGCATGATGGCGCAGGCCGCACAGCAGGTGCTCCAGCAGAGTCAAGCTATGGCTGCGCAAAAACAAGCACAGCAACAACAGCAAGACCCGCTCATTCAAATGCAGCAGCAAGAGTTGCAGATTAAGCAGCAAGAGTTGCAACTCAAACAACAAGAGATCCAAGGCAAGTTGGCAATTGAGAACAAGCGCCTTGAGGTTGATGCGATGGCCAAAGCTGGCCAGCTTAAACACCAAAAGACAACAGCGAACATCACCGCACTTGCAAAGGCAGGCGACTTAAAACGTCAGCGCGAGCAAATGCAGATGCAAATGCAGCAACGCAACAATCAAAAGGAGAAGCCAACTAAATGATCCAAGAATTCGCACGCGTATTGCGCGACAAATTACGCACCGACATGAACAACTATGCCGACGATGTGGCTACAGGTTCGTGTCGCAACTTCGATGAGTATCAAAAACTTTGCGGTGTTATTCAGGGTCTAGCCATCGCAGAGCGCCATCTTCTTGACCTTGCTGAGAAAGTAGAAAAATCCGATGAGTGAAATCACGCTTGAACCGGGGCAGTTTGCCCTGCCGGAAATCCAGCCAGTTGATGCACCCGCATCAGATGCAACCAACGAAGAGAAAGCCACCATGCTGCCAGAGCCAACAGGCTGGAAGTTGCTGTGTGCTGTACCTGATATTTCTGAAAAGATTGACGGTACTGAGCTTGATCTCGTGAAAGCCACATCCACCCTGCGCCAAGAAGAACATGCCACAACGGTTCTGTTTGTGCTCAAGGTTGGCCCCGACGCGTACAAAGACCAGACCAAGTTCCCCGCAGGCGCGTGGTGCAAGGAAGGTGACTTCGTACTCGTGCGTACATATTCCGGTACGCGATTCAAAATTTTCGGAAAAGAGTTCCGGCTCATCAATGATGACCAAGTGGACGCTGTTGTGCAAGACCCTCGTGGGCTTACCCGCGCTTAAAAGGAGCAGATATGGCAGAGCAATACAAGTTCCCCGACGAACTTGATGACGACAAGAATCAAAAGGTTGAAGTTCAAACCGAAGATGAAGTCGAAATTGAAATCGTTGACGACACACCGGAGAAAGACCGTGGCCGTCGTCCCCTTGATCGGGAGGTAGAAGACCCGACAGACGACGAAATTGAGTCATACACCCAAGGTGCACAAAAACGCATCAAGGAGTTGACCCATGCCCGCCACGACGAACGCCGTGCCAAAGAAGCCCTTTTGAGGGAAAAGCAAGAACTTGAGCGTCTTGCACAGCACTATGTTGAGGAAAACAAGAAACTCAAACAGTACGTTCACACAGGTACAGAACAGTACGGGGCTATGGCCAAGACTGCGGCTGAAGCAGAACTGGACAAAGCTCGGCAAGAGTACAAAGCGGCGCAGGAGGCGTTTGACACGGATGCCATCATTGCAGCGCAGGAGAAGTTGTTTGAAGCAAAGTTGAAGTTGCAACAAGCACAAAACTTTCGCCCACCCCCTTTACAAACAGAAGAAGTTGATGTACAACCGCGACAACAAGCACCCGAACCGGTGCGAGCTGACGAAAAAACCTTGCGCTGGCAAGCAAAAAACCAGTGGTTTGGCTCAGACGGGTTCGAGGAAGTTACCAGCTTTGCACTAGGGCTGCATCAAAAACTAGTCAACAATGGAGTTGACCCTCGCTCCGATGAATATTTCGAGCAAATTGATGCTCGCGTGAAGTCGAAGTTCCCTGAAGTTTTCGGAGGAAACGAAGACAAGCCAAGGTCGGTTGAGACTCCGAGGCGTCCATCATCCGTGGTGGCACCCGCATCACGTTCGACCGGGACAAGGAAGATACAGTTAACGCCGTCGCAAGCTGCGTTAATTAAAAAGTACAACCTCGACCCGAAAAAATACGTTGCTGAAGTTTTAAAACTGGAGAATCAAAATGGCTGAAAACCGTACCCCTCGTGACAATGTGTCACGCGAAAAGCAGGCTCGTGCTGTATACGTACCGCCGACTGCGCTGCCCGATCCGACACCTGAACCCGGATATGTCTACCGTTGGGTAGCCACACATGTCTTGGGTCAGCACGAACCAACCAACGTGTCACGCAAGTTTCGCGATGGCTGGGAGCCGGTGAAAGCAGCAGACCATCCTGAGTTGATGATTACTGGTAGTGAAAAAACGGGTAATGTTGAAATTGGCGGTCTCATGCTCTGCAAGATGCCAGCCGAGAAAGCACGTGCCCGGGACGAGTACTACGAGCAACAAGCTCAGAACCAGATGGATTCAGTGGACAACCACTTCATGCGAAACAACGATTCGCGCATGCCGCTGTTTGCAGACCGTAAGTCAACAACCAGTCGCGGTGCGGGTTTTGGTTCAGGTTCTAAATAAACAAGGAGTCCTTAAATGGCAGCAACCGCTTCTCCCTACGGCTTCAAAGCCGTAAATGAGTTGGGTGGCCTACCTTACGCAGGTAGCACTCGCTCATTCTTGATCGACCCCGCTGGCTACAGCAACAACATCTTCAATGGCAGCATTGTGTTTGTTGGTTCTGATGGCTATTTGCAATTGGTGACTGGCACTGGTGCTGACGGCACAACCAACTCATTCCCCGGCAACGGTACCTTAACTGGTGCTATCGGTGTGTTTGTGGGTTGCACATACGTCAACGCACAAGGCCAAGTGATCTACTCTCAGTACTACCCTGCCAACACCACTGGTGTTGTGTCTGCGTACGTCATTGATGATGATCGCGCTGTGTTCCAAGTGCAGGCCGCTGGCACTATCAGCCAAACCGAGTTGGGCAACAACGTGTACTTGGCTAACGCCCAGAGCACTTCAACTGGTTCAACTACCACAGGTAACAGCAACATTGCTGTGAACGCGACTGCGATCACTACTACTGCCGCTTTCCGCGTCATTGGTTTTGTGAACAGCACGACCTCACAAGTAGGCGACGCATATACTGACATTCTGGTGAAGTTCAACCCCGGATACCACGCTTACAGCAACGCTGTTGGTCTGTAATAGGAGCTAAATCATGGCTATTTCCCGCGCACAACTACTCAAAGAGTTGCTCCCCGGTTTGAACGCTTTGTTCGGCATGGAATATGCTCGTTACGGCGAAGAGCACAAAGAAATCTACGAAACAGAGAAATCTGAGCGTAGCTTTGAAGAAGAAACCAAG